CAGGATAATCCCATTTAGTAATTTGATTTACCTTATGACAAGGACCCCAATTGCCCTCATGATAGAGGAATGGAGTGGTTCTTACTGGACAAGTGTCACCAGTGCACAATAAGTCATTGACAATTCTCCAAGACTCCAACACTTCTTCAGAATGAACGAAGTGTGATTGATCATTCTCAATCGCATCATATAAAAGTTTTTCATAACCATCAACACCCAACCAATCTGGATATCTGTGCGTTAGAGTTGCCAACTCAACTTGTTCACTAAGTCCAGGAGACTTTACATCAATCTGAATATCAAGATGTGCATGTGGTTGCAAACGCATCACAATACGACCAGGTGTTTCTCCTTCAAATAAACCAAGAGGTGGTGCCTTAAGTTTAACAACAACTTCTACACACTGAAAAGGCATCTTCTTACCAGTCATAAAGTGGAATGGAACACCCTTCCATCTCCAGTTATCAATATACAGATCACCAGCAACAAAGGTCTGAGTCTGTGAGTCTACGCCAACACCCACTTCCTTACGATAACCTTCATACTGTCCCGTCACAAACTTTTCACCAAGTCTTGTTGCAGCAAGAACCTTTGTCTTTTCCCTACGAATCTCTCTTGCGTCCATTCTACAAGGAGCATCCATAGCAATTAGAGAAAGAACTTGGAGCATATGATTCTGCAACATGTCTCTTACAACACCAGCAGTATCGTAATATTGTGCACGACCTTCACATCCAATAGTCTCAGTTGCAAAGATCTGAACTTCTTCTATATACTCCCTGTTCCAAAGTGGTTCAAGAAGTATATTCCCAAAACGTGTAGCAAGAATATTATTGACAGTATCTTTACCAAGATAATGATCAATGCGATATACTTGTTTCTCGCGTAAATGTCTGCTAACCACAGACTGTAAATGATCAGCAGATTTATAATCGTGCCCAAAGGGTTTCTCGATAACCACACGCGACCTTTCCGGATCATCCAGCAGTCCTCCATGCTTGAGATTGATTACTGCCCATTCATATCTTTCCGGAGGAACAGATAAGAAATAGGTTGTATCATCAGTAGTGGGAAGATGTCCTAGACTTTCCCTATCAGATAAGTCACAAGAAACATAATCAAGAAGATGACAAAAATCTTCAGGATATTCACCCAAAGATTTGACCCAATTGTCTCTACCAGGATCTCTTCTAGATGCACCAGTAATCACAAAGTTTTCAGGGAGAAGTTTTTTCTCCCACAGTTTGTGTAGTGCAGGGATCAATTTGCGTTTGCACAAATCCCCAGTTGCACCGAAGATTACTATGCCTTTAGTGAGCGGTTCCGTTGCCATCGTATTTGTCGGAGTCGTAGTAATTATTTTCACCCTTTCGTAACCCGAAATATATTGTGGATAGTACAAAGGGTATGGCGATCCACGTAAGAACATTAGCGAATATCATTAGTCTACATATTTGTCGTAAATTTTACGAATATTTTGAGTGATGGATAACCCACCAACATAGGACTCAAATTCGCCATCATCATCTACAGCAACTAAAACTGGAGTTGCTGTCACACCATACTTCTTTGCCAGATCAATGTTTTCTTTTGACGGTGTAGAACCAACGTCCTCAAGATCAACATATGTAATATACTGTTGACGAGAATCGTTGAGTGTATTCAAATACTTATCGACCAGCATACATGGTCCACAAGACTTTTTAGAAAATAAGTAAATCATCTAACGTGATGTCCTCCAAACATGAAACGCATACCATTTAGAACCTTGGCTGCGAAAGCACCAAGACGGCGCGAGTTAAAACGTTCATAGAGCGCACTACTGATAACAGGAGCGGGTACCCCAAGATCCACAGCAGCATGGACAGTCCAACGACCTTCGCCACTATCTGAGACGCCCCCAGAGAAAGCATCCAACTCTCGGTCACTCCTAAAAACATCAGCGGTAAGATCAAGCAACCAACTGCCAACCACGCTACCACGACGCCATAACTCAGCAACCTCAGCGCAGTCAATATTATAGCAGTAATCTGCTGGATTTTCCATCGGAGCAACCTCAGCATCGCCCTCCTTAACGTATTTCGCCCCAGCATTAGCTTCATGCAGGATATTAAATCCTTCTGCGTATGCTTGCATGATTCCGTATTCAATTCCATTATGAACCATCTTTACGAAATGACCTGCTCCAGGACCGCCGCAATGTAACCATCCGGACTCAGCAGGTGTGATGCGGTCTCCGTCATCTGTCCGTGGAGCGGCGCTGATACCTGGTGCGAGTGAATCAAAGATTGGACGGCAGATGGATACTGCAGTATCTGAACCCCCAACCATAAGACAGTATCCACGCTCCAGACCGTAAACACCACCACTAGTACCGCAGTCAAGATATTGGATGCCCAACTTTGCCAGACGTTCCGCCCTGCGCCTTGAGTCCTTAAAATTGCTATTACCATGATCAATAATAATATCTCCTTCACTACAAAATTGTAGTAACTCATCGAGTGTCTCCTCTACTAATTCTGCGGGAATGACAAGTTGAAAGATACCAGGAACATTACCAGCAAGACCGTCTTGCTTGTGGACTACTTGAACAAGGCTTTCCAGAGAAGTGGTAACTCCACTGACATAACCTGCTTCAAACGCTTCTTGAGCTTTTGCATAGTTCCTCCTGTAACCCCAAACTTCAATACCTTCTTTCATCATGCGGCGAGACATGCCCTCGCCCATTCTACCTAAACCAACGATTCCTACTTTCATAAAACTCAACGAAATTGACAAGGGACGTAACTTTCAAAACCTACACGGAGATCCTCTAACAATCTTCCGTACTCATTGAACATTCTATCACCAGCGATATATGCTCTTTGTCTCATCCATACTGCGTCGATTAACAATCTTCGCTCATGGTCTGAGAGACTTGTGAAACAAAAACTTTTTTGTTCTTCCATATTTTTAATATGCGTTGTTTAAACCCCAAAACACTAATGATGTAATAAAACCAAATATGATTGAAGTCGAAATGATTCGTTTATTCATTCTTCCTCCTCATCTTCATATGTAGACGGTTCGTCAAACAGTTCATTCATCTTAAGTTCATTTATCCTGTTTTGCAACAGTTTGTATTGATCTTCTGATAAATTCTCCATCTTGATCTTTGCTGTTAATAGTGGATCTCCTTTTTGTACATTTTTCATTTCAGGATGTTTCACTTCCGGATGAACTGAATACCCATTACGGTAATTTACAATCATCCAACCCTGCACAAATAAAGTGAGTGCAATGATTCCCAAAACTACCCAAGGCAATAAAAATATTATTTGAGAGTGATGTGTAACCATGGGAGTAGTGGAGGAATGACGCCAATTAATCTCAATAAACCCTCACTAAAAAGTCCGAGAATAAAGAAACCCACAAACATGCTAATAATTCCAGCATTTCGATTGTGTCGTCGGATAGCATCGTCAATCATCCGTTGACACTCATCCTGTGTCACTAGATGTTCAGGTTTCAATTCAGTCATCCTGTGTGCCATCTGATATAGGTTGTCCCATCTTAATATCTATAGGGTCTGGGCGACCCTTTACAATTTCGCAAGCGCGTGTGTAATAAAAGTTTTCTGTATTCCCAGATGCCTCTAGGGCGTTTTTGATTTTCACCCAATTAGAAAAATCGTCGGGGTGCATAGTACCTATTTTTGTGAAATACTTACTAGCTATAATAGTTAATAGCGGGAATTCGTCAAGTTTGTGTTGAAACACACATAGTGTTTAAGAAACTATAAAGATTATCTGACATCAAAGTCCAGTTTTCTTACTTTTCTCTTCCGTCTTTCTTCTTGGAACTGCATATCTTGAGAGGTAAGAACTCCAGAATTTTTTGATTTTTTATTAGAACTCAGCATTACAACCTGAGACATATCGTTTGCTGTTACTTTGTCATCAACAACCATCGTCTGGTTTGGACAACCACAACATTGTACCTTAGAGGTACTGTGCAATTCTCTATTGCACATCTTACATCTTACTTTTAGCATTTTCTTCTTTTTTAAGTTTGAAGTACATCTTGTAATAACGACCCTTCATCTCGTTAAGGACTTCGCTATCTTCAAGAAACCCATGCTTCTTTGTGTGAGCACTTGCTCCCTCTAACTCACTTAATAAAAGTAGGATTTCTACTGCTTTCATATTTATAAACTCCCCCGGCAGGATTCGAACCTGCGACCAGACGATTAACAGTCGTCGGCTCTACCGCTGAGCTACAGAGGACTGTTTCCCTTACGGGAATGGAGAATAGGAGACTCGAACTCCTGACAGCCTGCTTGCAAAGCAGGTGCTCTACCAACTGAGCTAATTCCCCTGGAGCGGAATATCGGATTCGAACCGACGACATTCAGCTTGGAAGGCTGACGTTCTACCACTGAACTAATTCCGCGTGACATTACACTTATCCTAATGCTTGCTATGGGGCACATTTAAACCCAACATTCTGACAGTTTGTAATGGAGTAAGACACAATTTCCGTTGTGAATATCCCAAGGGGGTTTATCCCATAGCTGGCACCTTGGTTGGAACGTCTCAAGTTCCTAACGACTCGCGTAGGATTCGAACCTACGACCGACTGCTTAGAAGGCAGTTGCTCTATCCTGCTGAGCTAGCGAGTCAGGTGTGGTTGACCCCTTAATTATACAGGAAGGGGGTCAGTCCTGTCAATAGTCTGGATAATCGCTCAGATCTTCTTGCTTGAACTTAGGTCTAGCGATAGATGGAACAAGAATATAAGTCATTTCAGACTCGTCTTCAACTCCAATCCACTCATGCCATTCGTCCGCAAAGGACATGGCATCTTCAATACGCTGCTGTTCAATCAACTCTTGGAATCGATTGATAACGAAATCTCGAATCTCATAAAGATCAAGTTCCTTGGTCTGGTCGCTCATGTGGTGTTCTGAGGATGTAGTAATACTAACACGTTCTTGGTCTTG